AAGCGTTTTATAGTTGTAACTAGTGTATACAACATCGTTTTCAACTGGGTGGAAATGTTTTTCAAATTCATCTTTATCAATTTTTATACCATTACGCTCGATTGCATTAAATACAAGCGTGGCTCGGTCATTATAAAACGGGTTTACCACGGTATTAACACGATGCTCCAAATCATCATATACTTGCTCGCAAACCTCATAATGTTTGGTAATTGGCACAAGTTGATTAACCGTTAATAGATCCGGAAATCTCCTATATAATGTAGAATGAGCTGTTGTTTTTGGAGGTATATACGGAGGAGATCCTAATGTTATATCTACAAGTTGCTTTAAAATCGTGTAGTGTAGAAATTCTTTCTTGTCTCTTACATATATCGTCTCTAACCCTTTTAAATATAAATATACCTCATCCTCAAACAAATTTTCACATTCGGGGTGAGATATAGGTAGAATGTATCCCTTATGACCTTGGATAGGTCTTACATAGAAGCCAATAATAGAGTTTTGTGTTGGATGTTGGTAAGGATTATTTGAAATAATCTCTACAAACGCTTCTTTAAAACCGCTATTTTTTAAAACCTCAAATTGTTCTTTATTCTCTATTAACCAAAACACTTATATCTATAACTTTACTTATAGAACTTAAGATAATTATACTTTAGGTAAAATCCAAATCCAGTTATCCCAAGTTCTTGTTCTCTTAACTTTACCATATTTTCGTTTACACGAGCAACTTCGTTTTTGTCCCCTGTTATTAACCATGGTAATTGGATACCAATATACAAAGAATTTTTAAATAATCCACTAGTTTCAGTGTATCTATTTTCATTGGTTTTTTTAGAAAAGTATCTTGTAAATTCTCCTAACTGGTAATCTTGGGTGTTGGGTTGGGGGTAAAAAGGAATAGGTGGTGGAGGTACTGAGGAGTTTGGGGTGATATTATTAAGCAAGGAATAATTAAGATTATCTATACCATAAAATCTGTAGTCAGTTTCTTCTTCTCCTTCATCAGTAGTAGCTGTTGAAGATTCTGGTGTTGTTAATTCTAAATTACTACCGTCTTCTGGGAATCTTCCAGTGTAAGCTTTACCATCAATAGTAGTAAAATAGTACCCAATATAGGGTTGATTAGATCCTAGTATAGATAATTCACCATTACAATATAAATTAGGAGTTATATGTGATTTTGGATAATACATTTTTAAGTTCCTTTTACATCATTTATATCTACGTATTGTGAAGATGAAGAAGATAAACCATAAAAATTAACAAATTCTAATTCTCCAGCGCTAAATACAGTTTTACCATCTTCATTACTTATTCTAAGGAAATTAGTTTGATTTATAGCTCCTAATATTTCTTTACTTCTTTTTGTTCTATTTAATAATAAAGTTTGAATTTTAGGGTATTTTTCAAATAAAACTTCTTTTGCATTTGATGAAACTGATTTCCAATCTGGTATAGCGTCAAAATGGACACAATCATATACCCAAGTGCCAGCAGTCCAAGTCCCTCCCCATCTTAATCCAGCAGCTTTAGCTATATCAGGAACTCCTAATTTACTCCATTTTAGAGCGCCAGCAGGGGTTCCATATCTAACGTATAACTTATCTTTGCTTGGAACTAAATCTCCATCTACATCATCCCCCTTAGGGAAAGCTTTATATATAGACATATCTATAGCAAATCCCCAAACGTGGGTAGAACCAATTCCTACCCCGGTAGTAGTATCTAATTTTCTAGTTATAGAACCTATATTAAATCTAAAATCTTTAGGATATCTTTCTAATAAACCATTAAGAAATTTTCTAAATTTATTTTGTACGTAGGGGGAGTTATTAATATATTGTAATACTTCATCTACAGAATTTGTTCTTCTACCTTTAGGTCTTCTACCTATACGGAAATCCCTAGCAATAGCTCTATCTATATAGAAATAACTATCTATTCTATTATCGATAACTTCAGGAGTTTCTTCTTCTATTACTGGGTCTTCTTCGATTATAGATTCTTCAATAATTCTAGTAATTTGTTCTTCTATAGCTACTTCAGGTCTTTCATCAAATAATTTTGCCCTAGATTGTGTACCTACTTTTGTAATCCATTTATTATTTTCAATAACATGATCTAATTCAGTAATAATAAAGGTTAAAGTTTCACCATAATTTTTAGGTAAATATCTAGAGTCAATAGTTAATTGATCAAAAATTCTAATACCTGAGAGACCATCAAATGTTAAAGATAGATTAATGGGTAAAAAACCAACAAAAGGGGTTGTTATGCCTTTCCTTTCAGCATCATATGATAGTACTTTATTAAAAAAATCTCTTTGAATACTTAAAAATTTAGTAAATGTTGGGTTATTATCACCTGTAGTACTAAGATATAGATCCGGAAAACCATAACCAGCAAAAGTACTATTTTGACCTGCTACTCCTGGGTTATTGGTAAAAGATAATTCAGAGGAACTTTTAAGTTTGCGAAGATAATTTTTATAAGTTTCTCTTAATAAAGAAAAATCAACTCTACTTTGAGCATTTTCTTGCCCTGCTTTTTCTATATCCAGTTTAGTAGGGATTATTCTATCTACTAACCCTATATTCCATTTACTAAATACAGTAGCATCTTCCCCAACAGCTCTACCTGTAGCTTGGGCCCCTATTGAAATCATAGTAGCAAAATCTTTATCTAAAGTAGTGGTTAATTGGTAATCTCTTACAAAATTTCCAGCATTACCATTAAACCCATATATATTAAATACAGGGTTTGTATCTATTTTTTTAAATGGAACTTCATCATATATTTCTAATACTTGTTTAGTTATTGGTTCTGTTGGTCTACTAGCCGTAACGGTTGCAGTTTGAAATAAACTATCACTAATAGCAATATCATCTGAATCTGCAAATTCACCAGTAGCATCTGGATTAAAAGCTACAAATTGAGCTTCTCCTACAGCTTCAAAAGTTTGAGTACTTTCTGAGTTAGACCCTGCAAAAGTTTTTTCAACAACTCTTAATTTTAATTTATTTACTCCTCCTAAAAATCTATTAGTATCAATTAATATTTGATTTAAAAATTCGTAAATAGATAAATTACCTTCTTCATCAGATTTAGATTTAATTAAACCCTTTAAATATTCTTTTTCATAAAAAAGATTCATTACTTTACCTACACGTTCAGTTCCTATTTTAGTATGAAATTCTGGGAGAGAGGGAAAAACTTTTATTTCTTCATCCCCTAAATTTACATCTAATTTGTTAATCATCTTAGAAGGATCACCTGAAAAACTATAACCATTACTATAACAATAAGTATCTTCGCTATTATCTATAGAAATTAATGCTGGGTTTTGGTTTTTGTCGTAAACCAAAAGTTTTCGGTTAATAAATTCTAGAAGAACTCCTAAACGTAAATAATGTTTAGATTCTTGTGTTTCATTTCCATAAGCAGCATTACATGATAATATATTATTGGGTTTGGTAAATGCTGTAGTTTCAAGGTTTAAAGATTTTGCTTCTTCTTCAGTTAAAGAAGTTTTAATAGGAGAAGTTATAGTTTTATTTACAAACTGATTAGTACTACCTAATCTTGTATTGGATGAAGTTGATTTTACAGTTACGGGGACTTCTTCTACTTGAGTTGTAGTTAATAAATCTATAGCTACTTCTAAAGCTGTTGGACGATCTTCTTCAGGTGTTGGGTCATTTGAACTTTCTTCTGGAGTTGATCCTGAAGGGAGAGTATATTTTATATTGTCTAAAGAGGTATTAATTTTTAAGCTTTCAATTACACTACCTATACTCATTAAATCTAAACTAATAGTATAAGATCCTTCTTTAGTAAATTCCCAAGAAAAATTAGTAACTCTTCCTAAAAAAGCATCGTAATTCCCTTTAGATTTTTTTCTAAGATTTTCAATTTTAGTATAAAACAAATCAGTCCCTTTATCAAACCCTGTTAGAAATTCATTTTGAAGAGTTAATTCGCTTATATCTTGTGTTGAAGCATATTCATCAACAGAAAGAGGATAGTTTGAATTACCCCATTCTACTAACATAGTATAACCTAACCTTATATAAGTAGATTCTATGTATTCAAATTGTTTACGATTATGAGCTATTAAAGAAATTGTAGCTTTTCTTAAAGAACCATTACTGTAAGTTTTAGAATTAAATGAAATGATCCCAGGCATAGGTTTAATTCCAAAATCAGTTCCTCCAAACCCATAGTTATAATTAGAAGTAGGTAAATTTGAAGTATCATTAGTTACTCCAAATTTAGATTTAGTATTATTTAAAGTTCCTCCTTGTAGAACTAATTCTTGAGATAATTGATTACCTTTATAATTTTCTAATCCTAAAAATTCATTTCTAAACGAGGTCCCATTATCTGAGCCTGTTACATCTTGGTAAATAGTTTCATCAAATTTTAAAACTATTTGATCTTCTATATTTACTGAAGATAATAATCTTACCCAAGAAGTTGAAGCATTTTCCCAAACTATATCAGATGAGGTTTTAGAGGGTTTTCCTAAAATATCTTGACGTGTTTTAATTTGGTCTTTTACATAAGCTAAATGATCTTCTCCTACTATATTAGCCATAACTTTTTATTGATTTAATGTATTGTATGCTTCTAAAACAGAGTTTAAATTTCCAGGAATTCTAAGTTGAATTCCTACAGGTGGGTATAAAGAACTTTGAGTATATTCAGCGTTAGCAGAAGAAATAACCCACCATAAAGAAGGATCTTCGTAATATAATTGAGCTAAAATATCATATCTATCTCCATCTGTAGTAATAACATAAACATCATTATTAGTGCGAGGAATATCTGGATATTTAACCGTCCTATATAAACGGGTATTTTCTAGTGTTTTAGTTTTTAATATATTTCTGTAACGTGCCATTATCCTCTATCTAAATTTTCAATCCTTGTAATTTCATCATCAATAGCATCTAAATCAGCTTCTGTAGGGGTGGATGTAGTAGGAACAAAAGGACCATCTTTTTGGTGATCGTTTGCTCTATAAACATTTGATGGGAAATCTTGATATAGATTATTTATTTTATCTGTTAAAGTTCCATCTTCTAAAGATATAAACCTTTGAGTAATAGCCCCAGCTGCATCTATATGTTTTACAGTTTCTGGGAGGAATTTGTAGATAGGTTTAAATGTCATTTCTACATTAATCATATGGGGTAGTTCTTTTACTGAAGGGTTTCTGAATGTAGTACCCCCAACAGAAGATATTTCAGTATTAGTAGCAGGGATTGAAATTTCCCAAGGACTTTCTTGAGGAATAGTATATGTTAAACTTTCAATAATACCCGGAGTTTCATAAAAATAACCCCCAAGAGTTAATCTATGGATATTTCCTCTCATATATCCATTATCTGAGTAATTAGGGGCAAGTGTAGATTTTAAATAATTTAATTTTTGGAACATAATAGAAAGTTCCTGTATAGATTGAGCTACTACTGTAAATCCCATACTTACAGTATTATTAAATCCTTGATATGTATAAAAATTTTCTCCTCTACCTATATACTTAAAATTATTCCACTCAGCACCCATAGAATCTGTAAATGAGTTTATAAATGCTCTAAAGTGGGCGAAAGTTGCTAATTTAGGATTATTATTATCTATAGTAGCAATTCTAAATTTAACTAAATCATTCTTTTTACTTATATCTTCAGTTACATTTTCACTTTTATACAGATATAAAGAATTTATTTTATCTAAAGGGTCAGGTTTATCGTTAAATGAAGTTCTACCTTTTGAATAATTACTTCTATTTCTACCTCTTTCTCCAGGATTACCTAATCCTACCCTTTGTTCAATATTTTTAGTTTTATAATCAGGAGATGAAGATATATTAGAAGCAGGTTTTATAGTAAGATTTTTTCTAAAATCTTCAACTAATGTAGAAGAAGAATCTTTTACTACACTATAATTTTGAAGTTGCCCTTGAGATAATGTTGAATACCTTCTATTAGCAGGGATTGTTGGAAAATCTAAACTTGATTCATATCCTATAAATGGGGTTCTTTCAGGAGCGGTCTTAATTATAGTATCTAAAGAACCATTTTTACCAGAATTTGGACCTCCTCTATATCTAAATAACTCTAAATCAGAATGACCATTGCTATTAGCAATTTTTTTTGAGTAAAGGTTTACTAACCTATTATTTTTTTTGGTTTTTATAGACAATAGTGAACTTTGAAAACCAACTAAATTCCCATTTACTAAGTTTATATACTCAGGACGAGAAAAAGGAACACTTAACCCAGTTGGGTCTAATCCTTGTTTATTTGGGTGAATTCCTAAAGCAGTACCTGTTGCTGATGCTAAGGTACTTAAAGGGGTGTATACACCATCATTTAATCTATATTTATTAGTTTCAGAAATTAAGGTAGGGTACCCCCCATAAATTCGAGTACCTAATGTTGATAAAGCATTTTGTTGGGCTATAAATAACCCCCCCTTTACGGTAGTAAAATATTTTCCTAGTCTTACTAAATCATCGGCTACAGAAGACGCAACTTGAAAGCCCCCACGAATAAACATATCTGGACCTCCAGTACGGGCTAAAGTTTCAATTCCATCATTAGTAATTCTTTTATTTAAAGATTTACCTTTTATAAAGGGTTGACGACTAGAACCACCACCAGGTCTATCTTTCCCATATCTAAGAGAAGTTAGGTCTGTTTGTAAGTCTATTAATGGCATTTATTATCCTGGTAAGTTATCAGTGTACTTAGGAGGAGTAAGCCCATCTAAATCTAATGTAGATGGGTTTGGTTTACCACCCATACCTGGGTTACCATTGATTGAATACTCATCATGTAATCTTGATTGTTTGCTAGACCCAGGCATAACAGAAGGAGTTGAACCATTCCATTGAGTTAGGTTTGAACCGTTTTGAGCTAATTTGTTTTTTAATCCCATAATATTATTTTGTTATAAATATTAAACATTATAAGCTACTCCTGAAGCTTTCATTGATGAATTTAATTTTCTACCATCCATATTAATAGAAAAATCTTTATTAGCTACTTGTTTTAATAAAGAAATCATTTCGTTAGCTTGAGCTTTAGTAATCCCATCATTACTTCCACCTTGGGATACATTAGGAGAAACTACTACATTATCTCCTTTTGCTGTGACTGCTGTAGCACCATATGAATCTGTAATAGTAAAAGGGCCTCTTTCTGCTGGGGCAGTACCATCCATAACAGCAGCAACTCCCCCACCTAAGGCTAACCCCCCAAAAGCAGCTGCAAGAGCTGGAAGTGCTGTTCCACCAGTTGCTATTACTAAAGCTGCGCCAGCTATAGCTAATATTAAAGCTAAACTAGTTTTTAAAATAGTATTTAAGGATTGAATACCTTGAGTTAAAGCATCTTGGGCTGAGAGGGCGGCTGTATTTGCTGTTAGAGAATCTCCTTGTGTTTCTACTCCTGTTTGAATACTATTATTAATAGATTCTTGAGTTCTTAACTGGTCTGCAAGTGTATCTCGAGACATACCTAAAGCTGCGGCAAAAGCATCCTGTTGGATTACATTTAAACTTTGGAATTCTTCAATTGATCCGAATTCATTAGCAATTTCTTGAGTTAACCCAGCTATATCATCATTTAAAGCGAATAATCTAGCTCTTTCTAGGTTAATATCTCTATTAATAAGGGATTCAGCTTTTAATTCAGCAGCAATAGATGATTCAAAATCTAAAATAGATCTTTGAGTACCTAAAATAGCGCCCATTTCTACACCTAATGATTTAGCTTGAGCTACAGCTTCTACTAAACCACCCGGGGATCTTTCTAAATTTAATCTTAAAGCTCCTGAAATTTGGTTTGCTTCTTCTAAAGTTTGTTTAAAATTAAGAGCAACACCTGTTGTTGCTTTTATAGATTTAAATGCTGCTTCGTTTTCAGCTACTACATCATTAAAAGCTTTACCACTATTAATGGCTTCTATTGCTAGGTTAGAGGCAGCTTCTGCAGATAATCCTAGGCGTTCTTCAGCAAATGCTACTCCATTTCTAATATCAGTAGTAAATAAATTTGCAGTTCCCCCTAAAGCACTATTTAAATCATTTGTGGCTTGGGTTACAGTTTTTAAATTTACCCCTAAGGTTTGAGCCTCTAAAGAAGTTCTAGCTAATTGTTGATTTATAGCTAAACCTTCACCTTTAGTTACAGCAAATCCTCTTTGTATCTTAGCTACTTCACTATCAACTTCTTTAAGCATTTTTACCATATAAGCAAAAACTGCTTTACCTATATCTGGTGGGCGGATGTCCGCTATTTTTTGTTTAAGTTTATCTACAATACCAGCACCAATCCCTCTAGATTTATTTTCTTTTTCAATAGCTTCTAGAGCTTTTTCCTGTAGGGATATTTGTTCGTTTAGTGCATGTAACTGTTCTTCATTTAAATTTACACCATTTTCTTTAGCTATATTAACTCTAGCTTCTTTTAATGCTTGGGATTCTAAAAGTTTTATTTTTAATTTTTCAACTTCAGAAGATTTTAAAAGACCTTTATTTTGTCTAGCTTGAGCTTTAATAAGTTCTTCACTTACTTTAGCTACATCTCTTAAATCTTTACTATAACCTTTTTTAAGAGTATTACCCATAGTTTCGGTAACATCCCCTAATTCTACAGCTTCATCAACAGCTTCTCTAAACCCATTAACAAGTTTATCCCCAATAGAGACAACAGCATCAAGAATATATTGCATTTCTTGGTTAAGTTCCTTTGCTGCTTGTTGTTGTTGTTTTAAATCTGCCATATTCTATGTATATGTAATAAATATTACAAGATTATATTTTACTTATATTTAGAAGTAGCTGATTTAAATTGTTGTTTATTTACTTTTCCAGAACTATCTACTAATTGTTGACCATTTTTCTTTTGGGGTTTAGATGATTCATTTGCTTTAGTATAATGTTCTTTAAGTTTAGATAAAGTAAATCTTCTTAAATATATAGGCATATTATATACTTCACTCCAAATATAACCTCCCCCACCATGAAATACTACTTCATGAACTTCGGTTAATATACTTTTTCTAAATTGTGGTGCGTTATCGGATGTCAGGCCAAAAAAAGTTAAGTCCAATGGGAATTGAAGTTTTTTCTCCAGTGCGTTCACGAAAAAAAGTTAGGTCAACATCAGGTTGAATTTTATTAATATATGTTCTTAATGCTCGGGCATCTTGAGCTAAAAGATAATTATCAACAAAATTTCGAATATCAGACCTTTCTTCACTACCATCTACAGATAAAATCATATGTTTTAATCTAGTAGTTAATTCTGCTGAATTGTTGGAATTAATTCGTTTTAGTCCTTTAATTTCTTGGGCAATTTTTACTTCATCACCATGAGTTAGAATTTTAAACTCAATAGTAATTTTAGTAGAAGGTAATTCAAAAGAAAATCTGTTATTACTTCTAGTAAAAAGGGATTCATCAATTTCTTTATTATCTAACTGACTCAAGTCAATATTATATTCTTCTCCTTGGTAAGAAAATTTATAGTCTTTACCATATCCTAAAATACGGGAAGATACCATAATAGCATTTTTATCACCAATTAATAAATCATTATAATTAACATCACTTACAATTAAAGATTTCATTAATTTATCTAGTACAGTACCATCATTAATATAATTAGCATTAGTAAGAATATCTTCTTCTTTTGCTGTCATATATTTAATTTCAATTTTCCCAGATGATAAAGGGTTATCTGTTGAGTAAAGAAGACCTTTAGAAGGTAGTTGTACTGTTTCTGTTGGTAATTTAAATTCCATATCTTTTATTTATAATAACTTTATTCGAGTATAAATATGAATATAAAAAAGAGCTTGAACGAATCCAAGCTCTCTTTACAAAAATATTTGTTTTTTTTTAGAAGTTCAAAATACAGTAATCAGGTTGTACAGTCATTGAAATTTCAACAGCAGAATCTACTGTATCATAATTATAATCACCGAAGTTTGCTGATGTAATTAAAGCACCCTTAATAATCCATTCTGAAACTACATCACCAACTGGGCCTAATACGTTAAATGTTAAATCTTTTTTATAGAAATCTGAATAACCATCTCTACCAGTTACTGATTCGTGGTGTAGACGTACCCATTCCATTACCGCTTGAGCACCTGAAGGGGTAATTGGGTCAAATAATGTAAAATCGATTGTGTCCCAAGTAGTTTTACCTTTAACGAAACGTTGTACGTTAATATGATTTAAAGGTACTGTTCCTTGGGATAAAGATACACCACTTACACCTTTTACCATGAATGATGGAAAACCATCCATATACATGATGAACCTATTAGTTTGTTTTGGTTCAAAAGCTGTGAAGAAAATTTCGTTAGGGTCTAATACTGCCATTTTGCGTTATATTATTTTATTATAAATATTCAACTTTTAAATCCTTATGATGGGAAAGTAGCTCCTGTTGGAAGTACGTTAAAGTCTAGGATAATAAATTCTGCCGTTTTAGTTGGTTGTAGAAAAATCTGGCCTACTAATTGGTTTCTATCGATAACATCTGGGGTGTTGTTACTATCATCCATTACTACTTTAAATGCATAAAGACCTTGTCTTTGTTGAACACTTTCTAAGTAAGGGTTTACTTGTGATAAGAAGTTATTTCTTGTAGCAGCAGTATTTTGTTCAAATACTAAAGTTTGAGAAATCTGACCAATATAGCTTTTTAAAGAAATTAATAATCTTCTTACATTTACTCTATCTAAAGCACTTGCTTGACGTTGTAATGTTTTTTGTCCATATACTACTGTACCTACTCCAGGGAATGAAGCAATTGGGTTAACTTTAGCATTATATAAAGTATCTCTATTAGATTGAGATAATTTTCTTTCTGGACGAATTACGGTGGTTAAACCACCTCTATTAATACCCGCCGGAGCGAACCATGGTTCAGAGGCATTGTCGTTAAATGCGTAAACTCCCGGAATCATTGTCGAGGCTGGTACCCATACATTATCACCAGTATCTGGATCTGATGTTTGTAACCATGGCCAATACATAGCACCATAAGATGAGTTAATAGTACCAGCTTCTGCTACAGGACCATCGGCCGCTGAAATGGCAAGACCATATGCGGAAGGATCAATAATATAAATTGCATCTCCTCTACTTTGTACATTGTTAATAGCAGTAGTAATAGCTGTGCTATGTGCCGAAACACCTCTAATTAAACCTGGGGTAGTTAATACATTAAATTGGTAATCATCTTGGTTAGCTAATAAATTTAGCATATCACTATAATCTGCTGCTACTAAACCTTGAGTTTGGGTAGCAATGTCCCCAAACATATTGTTAACACCTTGGGCGTTAATTAAACTACCTTCTCCATCTTCGAAAGTACCGGAATAAGAACCTGAACCTTGTGTAGGAATGTACCCTGAGAAAGCAGCTTTAGCATTACCAGCATTATCAAAGTAATCTGGGGTTTTAAGTGATACAGATTTTACTCTTACATATCTAGAAGCATTAGGATAATCGCCTGTTACTTTTACATAATTTTCAGTTGTATCATACTCGTATTTATAATCACCAATTACTCTAGCAACATAATTATCAGATTTAGGGTCTAATGATAATCCTGAGAATGTTTCTAAAACAGTTTTATTAGTGTCTTTATCATCACCTCTTCTAATTAATAAATCAAAAGTACCATTATCTGATGAAGAATTTGCTACTTCCCATCTAATATTATCTTTAGAACCTGAATATAATGCACCATCCCCATTTGGGATTTGGTTTACAGATCCAGAATTATTAAATAATTCCCCTTGATCTAAAACTTCAAGTGTAAATGCAGTTCCATCTTCAGCAGGGATTGCTGATTCAGCATAATCCCAAGTTGAAGAACCTGATACTACTCTAGCTACTAATAAAGATTCACCTCCATTTTGGAAGTAATTATAAGCTGAGATTGATGTTAGGAATGAATATTGATCACTCCCACTGTCAAAAGTAGTACCAAAACGATTTTGATAATCCGAATACGAAGTAACAATTGTAGGAATTTCTACAGGACCTTTTACTGTAGGACCAACAATAGCAGCACCTACTGTTACAGGTTGCTGTGTGATAAATGATTGGTCGTTTTCCCTTGTTAATACACCAGGTGAAATTAAAGTTTCTGCCATTGTTATATTGATTGAATGTTTTGATTATAAATATTCAAAACTTTCTCAAAAACTAACTATTTTTAGTAAATTCTCCAGATTCTAAATCAAAGGTCCCTTCACCATATTTGTCTTGTAACGTTTTAGCTAAACCTACTTTTTCTTTATTAAAAGATGTTACCTGACTTAAAATACTTTCTTTTTGAAGATTTAAGTTTTGAATTTCAATTTCCAACTGTCCTAGTTGAATAATAAAATTGTTTTCTTTTTCTTGAATTGATAAAATTTGTTTTTTATCTTCTTCAGTAATATAAACTTTTTCCATGTTATAAATATTAATTTATTTTTTACTATTTAATTTATTTTTTACTATTTTAAATACTTGGTTAGGGGTTATTGATTTCTGGCAAATATGTTGTTTGTCAGTGCCCTTCCAAATGGGACACCAATCCCAATCACCTGCATCAAAAGTGAAATTTGGGTTAGTCCAACAAGGAAAACATGCATTACCATTAGCTACTCTAGTTACTTTGGTTGTAAATTCATGACCTTTTTCAACAAAACCATTTATCATTATAGTATGTTTATTTAAAGCCCAATTAAACCATGATAAGCCTGAACCTAATCCTATAAATAGATCAGCATGTAATAAATAATTAGCTATTACATTAAAAGGTTGATTCCATGAGTTTATTACATTAGGTAAATCAGATTGATCTTTAGTTAAAGCTACTACTTTATACCCAATTTGGTTTAATAATTTAGTTAAAATAATCCAGTTTTCTCTTGGCCATTCTTTACACCCAGCAGTAGACTGGGGGCCTATGACTACATACTTTTCTAAAATGGGTTTTGTTTGTTTTTTAAAATCAATACCATGATTAATTTCTTTAAAATTTAAACCTAAAATATCTGTAGCTGTTTGTTGTAAAGGTATAGTATTACATTGGGTAGGATGCATATCTGTGTTTTCCCATCCCCCTTGTTCATTTCTAAACCAACCTATTTTGTAATGAGCTATACAAGGGGTTGAAGTACCAGGGTCAATAAATTGAATTTTTTTATAAGCAGGAAGATTTTTGAACCAATCATTATGAAAAGTACATAAAATAACTTTACAATTATGTTTTTCAGCAAATTCTACAGCATAGGGAGTCCAAGCTAAAGTATCACCTAATGAACTTGAATCAATAGAAATAAATACTGGTTGGTTTTGGAGTTCTAATCTAGAAACCTCTTTTCCATTTACTTTGATTAACCAAGGAATATAATATTCTTTACTACATTCTACCCACATATTATTATGGATAGTTTGTTGGTGAATAATTTTATTAGTATCTCTATTGATAAATTCTACTTGATATTCTTTATCAACATCCCCTATAATTTCTACCTTAGGTTTTCCTATATAATTAACACTTATAGTATTAGTATCTTTGGGTTCTTTATAATTATCTAAAAATTCTTGGATAGTATCTCTACCAATTTTTGCTACTTTATCCCAATTAAAATCTCTATGAATAATTTTTGCTTCTTCTACAGCACGTTTTTTATGATCTGTATAATTTTCAAAAGCATCACGCATTACACGAGATAAGTCTTCATAATCAGGTTCGTAATAATTGCCTACATGATTTGGATTTTTAACTTCATTTTTTATTTGTACTGGGAGGCCTTTACCTTTTGCAAATTCTAATTGCCCTGAACAGTTAGAGTAAATAGAGGGAGTACCGCAAGCCATAGCTTCAATTAAAGGTAAATTCCACCCTTCACTACGTGCACAAGATAAAAACACATTACCTTGTTTCATATAGGTAACATAATCTTCTCTACTAACAAAATGCTTTACTTTAATACGTTTATCGGTAAAACCAAAATGTTCTAACCTTTCTTCTGTAGAATTAAAATCATCATTTGCAAAATTATTATCAGCAGCTAAAATAAGATCTACAGGGTCTTCTTTAGTAAACGTTTTTAAAAAAGTTTCAATAATTTCTTTTGTTGATTTTCTATATTCCCATCTACCAAAAAGAATAAATTTAAATCTACCATCTACATAATCTAAAGTAGTTAGAGGATCTTCAGGATAAAAAGTATTTACATCTACACCTTCGGGGACTACTTTTACTTTTTTAGGATCGGCACCTTGAGCAATAGTACAATCTGCTTGCCATTGAGAAGGAACCCACATTTGATCAAATTCTTTCCATTTATTAAAAAACCCTTTAGGTTGTTCTGTGGATTCCCATACATTATAACCAATTTTAGGACCTTTATAATAATCATAAAAATAATGATGGTTGGTTTCCATTAATACTAAATTAACATCATGATCAAATTTATCCCCATGTTTAGTATAAATTGAAGAATCTTCTCTACTATTATCTCCAGTAGTAAGTGTTTGTTTATTTAATAAAATTTTATCTAAATCTGTAAGATAGGATTCATTATTATGGGGTTCATCTGAAAACCCTTCCCATGTATTACCTACTGTATAATTACGAACTTTAACTGGAGTTGATTTAGATAAATGTCTAAAAAAATCTCTAGTATGATTAGCATAACCTGTTGTACCTACATAGGCACCATGAGCATAAACTTTTGGTTCTTTCATATTATCGCATTATGTGACACCCACAATCAATACCTCTAGATCCTTCAAATCCATGGTACATAGGTTTAAGTGGAATTTTTTTATTGTTTATATGTTGTAAAATTAAAGTTTCATTAATAAATACATCATTATTATTATCTCGGTATTCTGGGTTATGAAATATATTATAAAGCATTTCAGAAAACACGCTACAATAATCTTTTATTAAATGAGGAGGACCGATTGCTAATTGGTCATTCATTTGCCAATCCATATTCCAATGTGGAGCGTATTCCCAAAAACTAACGTGTTCTGTACTTAGTTTAGTTATATCTGTAAGTAAATCACAATTATTAGCTACGTTATGAGTAAATAATAAATCATAACGTGTTTTAAATACTAAATCATATTCAATACCTGAAGATTCACATAGGTCCCAAACGCGTTGTGTTGACATCCACATTCCCATTTGAGAATTTAAACGTTGATTATTAGGACCTTTTATATCTGAAGCATCAAATTGGATAGAAGGTTCAAATAAGTATCCTTTAGGTTGATACCAATCAAGTAAATTTTGATACAAATCATTTCCTACTTCATATGTTTTTTGAACCTTACCTTCATTAAAAAAGTCATATTTTTTAAATTCAGTATCTTTCCAAGCATGAAGGTATACATCAATATCATACTTATCTAAAAACCATTTTTTAAGTTCTTGATAACCTTCTCTATATCTACGTGGTTGACCACTAATTAATAATGCTATTTTCATCGTAAAATATGAGCTGTAAAATGTTCTGTTAAACTATTTATAAAATTAATAGGTATTTCGTTTTTTACTAAATGATACTTTAATAAACTTTCAGGACATAATTTATCAGGATGGTCTGAAATTAAAGGTTTAAACCATTCAGGGTATCCTTCATCTATGTAAATGTATTCCAACATATGGGAAAAACAATTAGAATACACATCCATAATTTCCATAGAACTAATGGCAAACAAATCATCTACTTCAGATATTCTAGTAGGATAACCATTAAGTATAGGATATTCAAATAAATTTATACCACTTAAATCTAATTGTGTAATGTCCTTTAAAATAAGACATTCAGGTGAAATATAATCTGTAAAAGCTAAATCAAATCTAGTTCTAATAACTATATCGTATTGTTTACCTGAGTCTTGGAGTAATTTATTACAAGCATAAACTGAATAATACCCACTTAGCATATTATGGAGCCTGTAGCCTAAGTGTCCTTCTATATTTGTTGTATCAAAAGGGATAGGGTGTTGTAGAAAACTATCTTTAGGTTGATATAACTCTAATATTTTATCATAGTCATTTTCTGTGAATTTATATTCAACCAAAGTAGGAGCAAATTTATGTCCCCCAGTCATAGGAGAATTTACATCTTTCCAAGTATGAAGGTAAACATCACAATCATACTTGTCTAAAAACCACTTTTTTAATTCATGATAACCCTGTTCGTAATTACGGGGTTGACCACTAACACAAACTGCTACTTTCATTACTTAAAATGACCTCCTCCTAGCCAAAGTACAAATGATTTTCTAGTACCTGAAGTAACTGGGGTTACTCTATGCATTAGATAAGATGGGAATATTACTACATTACCTTTACCACGTGGTGCAGTATATGGAGACTGACCACCTGGCCAAATTTGTAAATCACCACCTTCATATTCATCTGAATCAGATAATTGGACTGTAACAGAAATTTTACGGAATTTCATAAAACCTTCAGTTCCAATATCCATATGCCAATCGTAATGCCCTTTATTAGTACCATAATACTCCGTATACTGAATATTTTCTGGCATATTGTGGATATCAAAATGGAACATTTCATCATTAGCAATTTTAGCTAACATACCAATTTTATCATAAATCCATTTAGTTTCATCACTAAACGGAACCCATTTAATCATAGAATTACGTGATTCTAAACCCTCACCTTCTGCTTGGTTTCCAGATTCAGTTACCCCAGCTTGTGAGGGAATTTCTTGTACTTGTTGTTCGAGAGTTTTTAATTCTTCTGGGGTAAAACCTTCCTCAAACCAATAATAATTACTTTGATTGACATATTTGTCAAAATCTAATGGAAAAGAATAAAGTGTCTCCATATTTTTTTATTTTTTATTTGTAAATGATACTAATATATAACGTGTTCCTGTTTCTACTGGTCTACCTCCGTGTAAATGAGTAATGTTTCCGGGGTGAGCCATAGCATATCCTTTTTTACGTGGTTGTACTGTAGTTTTATATTTTGGGAGGAATGTACCTCCACCTTTAAATTCATTATTTAATCTAACATTCAATGTAATAACAGAACTATCATGATGCAAGTCTAAGCTGCCTTGGTTTTCTGTATCGTATTTAGCTATAAAGTTTTCACTGGTTAGATTACCCCAACCATCACCTTGTAATTCCCAAAACCAAGTCCAGATAGGATAAACAAATTCCTCTAATACTCTTTGATAAATGTCTTGCATACCTAAACTTTCCATAGTTTGGTCGGTTGTAGGGTAAAATTCATGTCTATCAGTAATCCACTCGTTTTGTTCAGCTAAGTCAATAATTTCATTACAGAATTTTTCTGTAAATAATGGGAATTCTATTACGTTAGAAGCAATTTCATCTACCATCAAACGATATTGGCCTTTTAATAATGCTGGGTTGATGTATTCTTTGCACCATTCCTCCCAGTTAGATACTTTTTTAATAGATGGGGTTATACCTTGGATATTAAATGTAGATAATTGGTCTGCTATATAAAATGTTAAACCAGGGCTATCTTTTTGAATATAATGGTTTATTATAGGAGCTGCTGCTTTTAAACGGGTTTTTCCTGAGTATTCAGCTAGGATATCTTGGCGATGTGTCATACCAAATGTAATAGAAAGGAATTCATCAAAAGCAAACATTTCACTTTTATATTGTTCCATATATTCCTCTACTAAAATTTGAACACCTCTTTTAGATAAAATATAAGCGTGAGAATTATAAGTATAATCAGGTTCTACCCATCCATCTAAACCTTCTATTGGTTTTTCTAATGAAGCCTCTAAAGCATTACGTCCTAAATAAATTAAGTCGTACCCTCTATTTAATAATTCCTCAACTTGAGCCCAGTCTACTGGGGTGTCCTCATAGAAGTCTTCTTCTAAAATTAAAGTAGTTTCTAAACCCCTGCGATATGAATCTACCCAAGTATCTACGTGAGATAAACCACAGCCTAATTCACCTTCCATTACATCACGTTTCCACCATTTATTACTACCCTCAATATTCCATCTAGAATGTTTAGCTACACCAAATTTATCCCAATCTTCTTGAGACATTTTACGAGCATCAAATCCGGGTTTGATAAAATATTCTGTAGGTGAGGGTAAAGTAATATTATTACATTTTTCTACTATCTCTGGGGTTTCTTGTAGTGCTAAAACGTAAAATAACTCTAAATTCATATGTGTTTTTGTTATTAAAGAATTCCAATGTTTATTTACTCTGGAGTCCCATGTACATTCATCTAAATAATTAGGTACTTGATCCCAATCTATAACTTCAGTAGTATTTAAGGTATCAAAACCATTTAATGTTTCTTTTAATCCTCCCCATTCCCATGTAATAGGTTGAACTTTATGTCCTAACATCTCTAAAGCAGTAATACAGAAAGTCTCCTCGTATGATGAGGGATAATACCAATAGGTACTCTCTGCCATTAATTCATATAGCTCATGTTGGGGTAATGTACCAAGGAATTCTATACCATCCAAATTATCTACTAAATCCTTAAAATAAATGTTGTAATATTCTAACCCATATTCTGGGGTAGATATTTTTAGTGTAGCCTTAGGGTTATTAGATTTAATATCACCCCATTCTTGTAGAAGTTGAAATAATCCTCGTTCACAATGTGAGGTATAAATGTATTGATTTGGGTTTTTATTACCTATTTTAAATTTAGAAATATCTACTCCATTACCTATAACTTGGATTTTATCTCTAGTTTCTGGGAATTGTTCTATAAATTTGTTTTTATGCCATTCTGTTAGACAGACTATAGATTTTAAGCGAGAATCTAATAAAAGTTCACGATGGTTTGGTAGTTCTTCGCCATTCCACCACGTGAAATAATCGGTATTATGTACCCAAAATATCGAATCGGTATACTCGATATCCTCAAATTCTTTAATGTAATGAATGTATGAAACCCCAATAATAGTATCTACAGAATCGACTTCATTTTTGAAATCTTGTGTGGGTCTATACATTACTCCATCATAATCCCCATAAACTACCCCACCAACGACCCAAATATCCCAAATTGGATTTTGGGATTTAAGGGTTTTAGCTAAATTTATAATACATTGTTCTGTACCCCCTAAACCAATTTCGTCTATAGTTTCAGGTGAGTAAGGTGGGGAATAATATCCCGCGTATATAACTAATTTCATAACTTTTTACTAATTTATTTAAGGTATTTCACTTATATCTGGTTGATACCATTCATCAATTCTATTTGGAGAGTAAATCCAATCTTGAACGTCATTGGACTTTTCAAATTTTACTAGATAATCTGATATTACATAGCTATGGTGAACTTCAATTATACATTCACTTCCACTTGTATTCCATACAGGAGAATACTCTAAATTATCAGAATGTACATTATATTGACTTACATTTAAAATATAATAAAATTGTGCCATAATTCAAAAATTAAAATCCATACGCTCCAAAACTCATTCCGCTTATAGAAACATTGGAGAGGTTATTATTGTATTGAGTAATAGTACCCCCATCATCAAAACTAACATTTGTAATTAAATTAGTAGTACTTATAGTTTGTGCTGCTTCTGCTCTTGTAGAATCATATAGATTACTAACTACTGATGATGATAGTGTTTTATTATAAAAAGCCCACTCGTCTATTCTACCATTCCATGGGACAGTTGTTAAAGCATGTCTTTGAGCACCTATAGCTAACCTTCCCATAGTATTATTAGTTCTAGTATTATTATTAGAGACTGCTACAGAAGTTAATTGTGAAGCATTCCAATAACATTTAAATGCATTTGAAGCTATAGTTTGGGATGCATCATAGGTAATTGTAAGCATACACATATTATCACTATTAACATTACCCCTATTTGTACTTAACCATTTATTTGAAGAAGAAGTACCAGTACCTGTAGCTGAGTTATTATCATGTAAAGCCCACTGAGCATCAAAGTTTGTAGCGTTAGTTCTTATTCTCATTATAAGTCTATTAGAACTTTGGTTGTATTGTAAGAATGTACGATTATTAGTACCAGAAGTAGTATTATTAAAATCCCATACAGTACGATTTGCTGCTGATGTTTGGTCCATTCTAACATATACTCTAATACTCCAATCAAAATTAGTTAGATTATCGTAAGAGCCATTCATAGTAGCTGTAACATTATCATTAGTACCATCAAAATCGCCGTAGTAATAATTTTTATATGCTTGTTCTGCACTTGTAATTAAACCATTTGTAAAATCTAAAGCGGTAGAATAACCTGCTTGGTCTTTTAATCCATATATTGTAGGGGATGTTGAAACACCTGGATAAGTAGCTTGTGATTGACCTGGGTTACCTTTAGGGCCAATTAAACCAATAGGACCTTCAGGACCTTGAGGTGAAGGACCAATAGGACCAATAGGACCAATAGCACCAATAGGACCAATGGCACCTGTAGCACCTGATGGACCAATGTTACCAATTAGACCTTCAGGACCTTGTGGACCATTTGGACCTTGTGGACCATTTGGACCTTGAGGACCAATAGCACCTTGTACACCTATAGGACCTTTAGCACCTGTTCTACCTTTAGGACCAATAGCACCTATAGCACCAGCTGGACCTTGAGGTCCTCTAGCACCTGGGGCTCCTTGAACATTAGCTGGACCAATAGGACCGATACTACCTTTAGGACCAATTAAACCTTCAGGACCTATAGGACCTTTAGGACCTTGTGGTCCTAACGGACCAATTGATGCTGTAGGACCTTTAGGACCTATTAAACCTTCAGGACCTTGAGGACCTAATGGACCAATTGGACCAATAGGACCTTCAGGACCTTTAGCACCAATATCTGGTGTATTACCTTTAGGACCAATTAAACCTTCAGGACCTCTTGGACCTTTAGGACCAATAGGACCTTTAGGACCAATTAAACCTCTAGCACCAATACCAGCATCTGTACCTCTAGGACCTATTAAACCTTCGGGACCTTGTGGACCTAAAGGACCTAATGGACCAATAAGACCTTGAGGACCTATAGGACCATTTACATTTTCTATACCTCTATCACCTATTAAACCTTCAGGACCTTGTGGGCCTAATGGACCTTGTGGGCCTATATTTCCTTGTGGACCAATAGCACCGATAGCACCAGCGGGACCTTGAGGACCTTCAGGACCAATAGCACCTTTAGGACCTATATTACCTATACCACCTGTTCTACCTTTAGGACCAATAGCACCTATAGCACCTATTGGACCTTTATTACCTATCAAACCTTCAGGACCTTGGGGACCTAATGGACCAATTGGGCCAATATTACCTTCAGGACCTTTAGGACCAATATCAGGTGTATTACCTTTAGGACCTATTAAACCTTCAGGACCTTGTGGTCCTAATGGACCAATATTACCTTGTGGACCTATTGGGCCAATAGCACCTTGTGGTGCCGCAGGACCTATATTACCAATTAGACCTTCAGGACCTTGCGGTCCTATAAGACCTTCAGGACCAATAGGACCTTGTGGACCAATAGCTCCTTGATTACCCGATATACCTTTAGTACCTATGGGACCTGTTACTCCTTTAGGGCCTTTATTACCTCTAGGACCTTCGGGACCTTGTGGTCCTAATGGACCAATTGCGCCTGCAGGGCCCTGTGGTCCCAGTGGACCTATAATACCTTTAGGTCCTATATTACCTATACCACCTGTTCTACCTTTAGGACCAATAGCACCTATAGCGCCCGATGGACCTTTATTACCAATAAGACCTTCAGGACCTTGTGGGCCTAATGGGCCAATAGGACCAATGTTACCTTCAGGGCCTTTAGGACCAATATCTGGTGTATTACCTTTAGGACCTTGAGGACCAAGTGGTCCTATAGCACCATTATCTCCTCTAGGACCTTGAGGACCTTGAATTCCTTGATCGCCTGAGGTGTAAATTTCGTCTGTGTGTTGGTACCATGTAGAACCTGATGATTCTGATGGTTTTTTCCAAAATACTGTTAAACCGTCACCACCACTATATTCTTGTTGATAAACTACAATATTATAACTAGTACCTGCTGTTAATGAAATAGTACCAGTTGTAGTACCTAAAGCGCTTCTACCTCTACCACCATAAAAAGAAGCAACAATAGTACTTCCAATTTTCAATTGAACAGAATCATCAGATTCTGCTGTAAAGGTGTACGTACCAGTTTCTGTTGGTCTAAATATACCTGTTACTCTGGTTGAAAAATATGCTCCAGAATTAGGGACTGTAATTCCTAAGGATTCAAGTAGGGCTGTAGTAGTCCAATTTAAAGCATTAGTTGTATTATTTAAGTCACTAACTACTGAATCTGTAAATGATGTATTTGATAGGTTTACATTAAAGAATGATTCAAAATCTGAAGCATTACCTGGGTAATTTGAATATTGAGAAGTATTACCATTACCATTATGAGTAGAGAAAGTTTCTATTAATACACTACCTTCAATTTCATTTGGTTGACCTTTAGGACCTATAAGACCTTCAATACCTTTAGGACCTTGTGGGCCTAATGGACCAATAGCACCTTGTGGGGCTGCTGGACCAATAGGACCAATAGCACCTTGGGCTACATCTTCACCAATAAGACCTATAGGACCTTGTGGTCCTAATGGACCGATAGGACCTTTAGGACCTTGTGGACCTAATGGACCAATTGCACCTTGTGGGGCAGCTGGGCCTATATTACCTATTAAACCTTCAGGGCCTTGAGGACCTTGGGGACCTAATGGACCAATAGCACCTATAGGACCAATAGGTCCGTTTACAGCTTCTACACCAATAGCACCAATCCCCCCTGTTAGGCCTTTATCACCTATAAGACCTTCAGGACCTTGTGGTCCTAATGGACCAATTGCACCTTGTACGTTTGCATCTCCTCTAGGACCAATTGCACCTTGTACGTTTGCATCCCCTCTAGGACCAATATCACCTCTAGAGCCTATAAGACCTTCAGGACCAATAGGACCTTGTGGGCCTAAGGGACCAATATTACCTTTTTCTGCTGCGTTACCTATATTACCAATTAAACCTTCAGGACCAATATTACCTCTAGGACCTTCAGGGCCTTGTGGACCTAATGGACCAATTGCACCTTGTACATTTGCATCCCCTCTAGGACCAATAGCACCTTGTGGAGCATCAGCACCTATATTACCTATTAAACCTTCAGGACCTTGTGGTCCTATAGGACCTTCATTACCTTTTATACCTTGAGGACCTTTAGGACCTGTTACATTAGTAGGACCTTTAGGGCCTATAGCACCTTGAGGTGCAGCATCTCCAATTAAACCTTCAGGACCTTGTGGTCCTATAGGACCTTCATTACCTTTTATACCTGTAATTCCTTTAGGTCCTTGTAAACCTCTAGGGCCCCGATCACCTTGTGGTCCTTGTAATTCTATTTTACCTGAACCACTATCACCTACTGCAATACTATTTGTATTAGAATCAAATATTACAGCACCTGTAGGTGGGTTAGCAGGGGCTCCAGCTTGGGTAGGTAAAATAATAGTAGCATCGTTACTAACATTTAATGTTTTAGTATCGGAGTCCTTCATTTCCATTAAGGAATCTCCTCTTTCATTAGTAACTTCAACTACAGAACCACTAATAGTATAAATAATTTTACTACCGTTTCCGTTATCGAACTCTACACTACCTGAGGAAGGTATTATTTTAACGCTTTTAGCCATTTATATGGATATCTATTTATTAACTAAAACTAACAAGTACACCTTGTTCAAACCCAAAATTACTAGTTGTACCATCAGCTCCCTGGATTGAAAAGTCAGTATCTATTCCAGTAGGGGCATCAGCACCCGCTGGACCAATATTACCTTGTGGACCTCTAGGACCAATAGCACCTGTAGTACCTGCAGGACCAATAGCACCTCTAGGGCCAATATTACCTTTTGGACCAATAGGTGAAGAACCTCCAGGACCAATAGGACCTTGGACCCCAATAGGACCTCTAGGACCAATTGGACCTCTAGGACCAATAGCACCTTCAGGACCAATAGGTGAGTTACCAATAGGACCTTGTGCTCCTGTTGGTCCTTCAGGACCAATAGGTGAGTTACCAATAGGACCTCTAGGACCCTGAGCACCACTAGGTGATGTACCTTTAGGACCAATAGCACCTCCTGGACCTATAGGACCTTGTGGACCTATAGCACCTTGAGGACCAATAGGACCTCTAGGACCAATAGGTGAAGTACCTTTTGGACCAATAGGACCTTGAACCCCAATAGGACCTCTAGGACCAATTAAACCTCTAGGACCTTGAATACCTTGTGGACCAATTGGTGAACTACCAGCAGGACCAATAGGACCTTGAATACCTATAGCACCTGCAGGACCAATAGCACCACCAGGACCAATAGGACCTTGTGGACCAATTGGTGAACTACCAGCAGGACCAATAGGACCTTGAATACCAATAGGACCTCTAGGACCTCTTGGACCAATATTACCAATAGGACCTTGTGGACCAATTGGTGAAGTACCTTTAGGACCAATAGGACCTTGGTTTCCAATAGGACCTCTTGGACCAATTAAACCTCTAGGACCTTGGATACCTTGTGGACCAATAGGTGAATTTCCAATAGGACCTCTAGGACCAATAGCACCTCCAGGACCAATATTACCAATAGGACCTTGTGCTCCTGTTGGTCCTTCAGGACCAATAGGTGAAGCACCTTGAGGACCGATAGGACCTTGTATACCAATAGGACCTCTAGGACCAATTAAACCTCTAGGACCTTGAATACCTTGTGGACCAATTGGTGAACTACCAGCAGGACCAATAGGACCTTGAATACCAATAGGACCTCTAGGACCAATATTACCTATACTACCTTTAGGGCCAATATTACCTTGTGGTGATGTACCTTTAGGACCAATAGGGCCTTGAACTCCAATAGGACCTCTAGGACCTCTAGGACCAATATTACCAATAGGACCTCTAGGACCAATAGGTGAAGCACCTTGTGGTCCAATGGGGCCTTGTTCTCCGCCTACACCAATAGGACCAATAGGACCTTGAATACCAATTGGGCCTCTAGGACCGATGGGTGAATTTCCAATAGGACCTCTAGGGCCAATAGCACCTCCAGGACCTATATTACCGATAGGACCCTGTGCCCCTGTTGGTCCTTCAGGACCGATAGGAGAGTTACCTTGTGGTCCAATAGGACCTTGAATACCGATAGGACCTCTAGGACCAATATTACCTTGGGGACCTTGAATACCAATAGGACCTATAGGTGAACTACCAGCTGGGCCAATAGGACCTCTAGGACCGATAGGACCTATATCACCTTTAGTACCTTTAGGTCCTGCTGGACCTTGTGCTCCTGTTTGACCTTTATCTCCTTTAGGACCAATAGGACCTTGAATACCTTGTGGACCAATTGGACCTCTAGGACCGATTGGACCAATAGGTGAAGTACCTTTAGGACCAATAGGACCAATAGGAGATGTTCCTTTAGGACCCGTAGGACCAATAGGACCTCTAGGACCAATTGCACCTTGTATGCCAATAGGACCTCTAGGACCAATATTACCAATAGGAGATGTTCCTTTAGGACCAATAGGACCTTGGATACCTATAGGACCTCTAGGACCTCTAGGACCAATGTTACCAATATTACCTTTAGGACCAATTGGTGAAGTACCTTTAGGACCTTCAGGACCTTGAGCACCTGTTGGACCAATAGGACCTTGTATACCAATAGGACCCCTTGGACCTATAGGACCAATAGGAGATGTCCCTTTGGGACCAATAGGACCAATAGGTGAAGTACCTTTTGGACCAATAACACCTATAGGACCTATAGGACCTTGTGGACCAATATTACCGATAGGACCTCTAGGACCAATGTTACCAATAGGGGATGTTCCTTTAGGACCAATAGGACCTTGTGGTCCAATGTCACCAATAGGACCTTGAATTCCAATAGGACCTCTAGGACCAATAGGACCAATAGGTGAAGTACCTTTTGGACCTATAGGACCAATTGGTGAAGTACCTTTAGGACCTTCAGGACCTTGGGGGCCAATTAAACCTCGTGGACCTTGAATACCTGTGGGACCCTGAATACCTTGTGGACCAATAGGAGATGTTCCTTTAGGTCCAATAGGACCAATAGGTGAAGTACCTTTAGGACCTTGTGGTCCAATTAAACCTCTAGGACCTTGTATACCTGTAGGACCTTGGGCTCCGTCGTCTCCAATAGGACCTTGTGGACCTCTAGGACCTTGAACACCTTTTTGACCACCACCTATTTCAAATTGTGTACTACTTTTTACAAGTAATTGATTTGTTGATGAATCAAAGAACATAGCTCCTTCAGGAGCATCCGATGGAGTACCACTTACAGTGGGAATTATAAATTCAGCACTATTATCTATGTTGATAGTACTACCAGTCATAGACATGAGGGTAGTACCACCCGCCTTAGTGGTGAGGGTACCGCCATCCATTTCCATTTCTACGCTATTACCTCCGTCTGTGAATTCAAAGCTACCTGAGCCGGGGATTATTGTAACGTTTTTAGCCATGTTCTTTTATTTAATATAAATATATGATTATTTAACTTGGTACTCAACTTCTATTGGTCCATCTGCTTTTCTTTCTGCATGAACTATGTAGTAAGCATTAACTTCTCCACATTGACATCCTACAGTAATTGATGCAGTTGTAACAGTATCTACATAATGAGTACATGGACTTCCTACGGGAGTTAATTGGACTGATATACTGTCTTCGTATACTAACCCGCTCCAGTAATCTGGGAGTTCAATTGTGTTACTTCCGCTGAGATGACCTCTAACATAAACACCTCTTTCAGGACCCTCCATTACAGAGTGACGAAGTCTCCATCCTTCTTTTGTTGGGTGTGGTATATCAAACTGTTTTTCTTCAGCTGTAAATACACCTGAAACATTAAAGGTATTTCCATCCCAAGTAAGTCCAGCATCACTAGTAACAGTATTAGCATCTGACCAATAAGTTATACGAGTAGCAGCACCTGAACCATCTACTAGACTAGAACCCCAAACACGAGAATCAATCTCATCTGTTTTTAGGAAACCATCTGCATCTTTTATTACTACAGAGTTATCAACACCTGTAGTTAAATTGGCTTTTACTGTATTAGCAATAATTTCCCAAGGATTAGTAGTATCACCTAAGGTATTTCCTGAAGCTTCTGAAATTATATCCCCATCTATTTTCCCTTGGAATTGGATGGTATCAGTTGCTGCATTACCCAATATAGTATTACCTGTTACAGTTAAACCCCCAGTTACAGTTAGTGTACTACCATTAAATACTAAATTAGCTTCTGCATTA